ATACACGTTGACAGTTTGATTATAGCTTTTTGCACTGCTATTGTTGTTACCACCACCAACTAAAGTGTTTCTGCTTTCACCTGAAAGAGGTTTTATAATTGCCCTACCATTTATCATTGTGATTAGTTCGGGGCCAGCCTCAGCAACAATACCTTGACCATTTGACAAAACACCACCATTTGCGAACATTGGCAAGTTTGCTCCTGCTTGGTTGTAAGCTTCATCACCATACATCGCCCTAAACAAGTCACCACCCATATTTTGCATTGTGCTGTTCAAGCCATTCATTGCCTGAGTTGCTATGCTTGTCAAATCGCCTACCATTCCACTCATGCCGTTTTTGATTGTATTGCGCATTGATGCCGTTGCAGTTTGAACACTTGATAAATGATTAGAAATACCCAAGCCAACACCCTCTGGAATTTTAGGGGCTAGAGTTGCCATATCATCAATTGTGCCTCTGATTGCTATGCCTGTTCTTATTCTGAATTGCTCTGATGATTCGCCTGCTCGTTGATGTGTTTCGTCATAAATTTGTGCAAATGTTTTAGATTTTTGGTCTATGTAATCAAGTGTTTTATCAAAATCTTGTTTTGTTTCATTAAGAATTTTTTCAGCTTCAGTTATTTCTTTTTGAGCGCCTTTCATTGTTTTTTTAAGTTTGCCAATTTTAGCACCAACACTATCTGCTTGACTGAATTTTTCCCTAGAATCTATCTGATTATTTGCAACGATTGTTTGATATTCTTTTTCTAGCTCTGTAAGTTTAGCTTGATTTTGTGCTTTGTTTTCAAGAAGCTTGTTTAAATCCATTTCTTTTTCTACTTGTAGTTTTGCTAGTTCTGCTACTCGTTCTTCGGCAGCTTTGACAAGTGCTAGTTTTTTATGTTCTTCAATAAGCAACCCAACTGCATCACGTTGTTTATTAAGTAATCCTGTTTCTTCATCAAAAAGCAAGTTAAGGTCAGGCATTAAACCGTTGAGTTGTTCTACTAACCCTTTCATTATTGCTTTTTCGGAATTAGTTTTATTTTCTTTCTCACTTAAATCAAATAGTTTATCGGCTAAAAGTTCACTAGCACCTGCACTTGCAAGAATATCATCACCTTGTTTTTCATAGCTTTCTGCACTATCTTTTATAGCCTGTGTTGTTTCTTCGCTTTTTTTGATTAGCTTATCTGTGCTATCGCAAAAATCGTCAGTTGTAGTTCTTGCTTGACCTGTTGTTTCGTGATAGACAACTATCGCACCTATAAGGAAACCTAGAGCAGTAAGAACTGCCGCAATAGGATGAGTCGATATAGCTATCCACAATAACTTTACTGCACTTATGAGTGCTGATATTCCTGTTGACATTTTCCCAATCATAATGAGAAGTGGAGAAAGTCCTGCTACTAGCAATAAAATAGTTACTATTGTTTTCTTTTGCTTGTCTGACATATTACTAAATTTTTGAGTAAGCTTTTTAATCGCATCCGAAATCTTTTCAAAAATTGGTGCAAGCACTTCCATCAATGATTTTCCTAATTCAATACCTGCATTTTTAAGCTTGTTGATATCCTCTTTGAACTCTTGAGATGTTGTCTGCATTTTTTTAAAAGCTTCATCGGTTGCACCTGTTGAATTAAGCATATCTTCTACGCTCGAATTAAATTCATCAGCGCCATCGCCTAATAATAGTAACGCTGCTTTTCCAGCTTCCGAACTTCCAAACATATCAGCAAGAGATTTTCCTGAGTTTGTAGCCTCTTCTTCTAAAATTGCTAAAATTTCACTCAAAGATTTTCCGCTCGCAATAAGTTCTTCAAAGTTTTTACCATCATTTGAGCCAGCTTTGGCAATTGCTAATTTCTTTTCATTTGTCGCTTTAAAAGAATTTAAATCTATTGAGTTAGTCTCTCTTATATTTTCAAGTGCTACTGCTTTTTGCTCTTCAAAACTTTCTTTTACAAGCTGTTGCTTTTCAGATAATATTTCTTTTTCAAGTTCTATTTCTTTATTTGCTGCTTGCTTTTTCTCTTCAAATAATGTTTTTAAAGCCTCTTTTTTAGCAGTCATTGTCTCGTTAATAGTCTCTTTTTCAGATTTTAATGATTCAATTTGCGATTTCCTTTCAGCAACTACATTCTCTACTCGCAATTGTTCCAGAAAATTGGCAAGGTCTTTTTCATTAACTATCTTCTCTTCAACAGTTTTTGATGCCAATACTTTTGATTGCAACTCGCTAAGTTTATCAGCATTAGCCTTTTCTTTGCTGGCTTTTTCTTCGGCTTCTGTCAGTCCATCAAGCTTGTCTATTTGGTTATCAATAGCTTTCAACTGATTATATTTTTCTTCGTCGAGTAACTTTAGTTTTGCTAAATATTCATTGTCTATAATTGCTATTTTTTCTTCACTGGCTTTCTGAAATGCCTTATTTTCAGCTTCCAAACTTTTCTCTAGTATTTTACTTTGCTTATCATAAGACTTTTCAGTTGCTTTAGTTCTATTATCAAGACTTTTTGAGTAAGAAGATTCTTGATTTGTAAGGCTAGATTTTAAAGAACTAAGTTGTTCGTCCGTCAATGCCTTTGTTGTAGCTGTTGCGTTTTTGAGTGTAGTATTTGCCAAAGTTCCACTTTTACCTAATTCATTAATCATTGAATTGACATACGTTGTTGCTTCAGCTGCCTTAATACCTTTTGATGTCATTATAGCAAAACTTGCGCCTAGTTGTTCAAGCCCTACTCCATAAGCCTTTGCTGTAGGAATAGCTTTACCCATATTTTCAGATAATTCTCCAACAGTTACCTTACCTTTATTTTGTACCTGTATCAACATATCAGATACATTTCCAACTTCATCCGCTTCAAGTCCGTAAGAATTCATTACTGTAGTTAGGATATCTAGTGCCTGTGAACTATCCGCAAATCCAGCCTTTGCTAACTTAGTTGAACTAGCCACAAAATTAACTGCTTCTGCTGTGTCTTGACCTGCTGATATTGCATTGTAAATATCCTCAGCTATCAATGTTGAACTTATGCCTGTTTGATTTGATAAATCCAATATTGATTTTTCTAAATCTGCCAGTGGCACTTTTGTTGTATCAGCTATTGTTGATACTTTAGCCATTGCATCTTCAAAATCAATAGCCATTTTTGCTGAAGCTATTCCTACTACACCAGCTGCAACAGATAAAGGGGCAAGTTTCTTACCTGCTTTTTCTGCGCCTGCTCCGAATTTATCTAAACCAGTTGTAACGTCTGTTTGCTTTGCCGAGTTCCTTAGTCTGCTGTTCAAGTCCTTTTAATTTGTTTCCCGTAAAACCTATTTCACGTTGCAATTTACGATACTGTTCTTCATTGACTTCTGTTCCATTTGACATATCTTTATCGGCTTTAACTTTGGCATCTTTCAATGCTTTAAGTTTAGTCTTAGTTTCTTCCATTGCTTTAGCTAATAACAATTGTTTCTGTGTTACCAACTCGGTGTCCTTTGGATTTAACTTCAGTAATCGGTTAACCGATTTTAACTCTTCTTGCGTTTTTTTGGTGCTTGCATCAAGTGCTTTAAGTGCTTTCTGAAAACCTGTTGTTTCTCCGCCAATCTCTATTTTTATACCTTTAATATTACTAGCCATTATTTTTTTCCTCCTTTTCCTTTTTTTTAAAGTGTTTACGAAGACTTTCAACATCACTTTCAGTTTGTTCTAATCTCCAGCACTTGTTAAGATACTCTACACCACTTTCTGATTGCGAATATTGATAAATAAACGCATCATGCATCAAATAATAAAAATCATATACTTCAAGTTCTAAAACTTCAAATAATGAGATGCCACTATATTTCGATACGGTTTTTTCTTCAAGCGTATTTACGGAATAATGCCCCTCATTGCCTTTGTCATCAAAGCTGGGGCAGTTTAGTTTGGGTTTGCTGTTTTTTCGTTTGCTATCCAGTTAAAATATTCGTAAAGCAAAGTTTTAAGTTGGTCAATATTTATTTCTCCGATAACCTCATCACTTATTTTTATTTTCTTTCTGTTTTTGTTGAGTATTACAGAAGCAATATCAATCATATCTTCGCCTTCTTCATTTTTTGATAACTTCTGAAATTTTCGCATTGTTTTAAGTTTACATGGTTCTATTTCTAAAACACTCTCACCAACCTTCACTTCAAAATATCTACCGTTTATAAGATTTAAATCTAACATATAATTATCCTCCTTCAAAAAATAAAAGGGGCATTAAGCCCCTCTTTTTATACTATCTTTATACTATCTTTTTACTCTGTTACTTCGTCGTATATGATTAGTGTTCCTTCGCCGTCACAAGACAATGCTTTAAACTCTACATCTATAACCGTCTCTTTGTCCTTTGTAAATGCAAGTGTAAATCCTGCTTGGTTTTTACCAACTATTGTAACACTTCTTTTACCGCTGATATGTACAAAACGAATTGCATATTGTTTTCCGTTATCGTTTGCAATACCACCAAACTTAGTTCTGCGTGTTTTCAAAATTGTATCTTCTGTTACTCTCGCCGTAGCACACAGTTTTGCTAGTGTGTTGCCTGTGAAAGTGCAAACACCACTTTTAAGAGTTGCGTCTTCTGCGGTTAGATACTGGTCTGATATTAAACCCAAGTCATCTTTAGGCTCATAAAATGTTGGTTTATATTCAATAGAACAACCACCGCTGATATAACCTAGTTTATTATCGTCAACCTCGAATATTTCGCCTGCTGGAATAGTGCCTGTAAATTCTGTTACATATAAGTAACCGCTGCCTAAAATCATTTCTTCCATTGTGTTTTCCTCCTAAATTGTTTTAAAAAAATGCACTGAATAAACCGTTTGATACAATTTTTCAGTGTCAATGTATGATGTGTTTTTGCTGAATTTTATGTTATTGTCAATCAATAGCTTTTCAACTTTACCCTCTGCAATTAAGTCTTTTTTATCGGTATAAAGTTCAATATTGTAACTGACATCTTGCAATAAGACTTTTAAATCTGCACCTGTGAACTCTGCCTCTGTTTCGATATAACAGATAGATGGGATTGATAGTTCTGTGCAAAAGTGACTATATGCAACTGGGTAAGTTGTTGTTTTAAGCAATGCGTTTAATTCTTGTAACGTCATTTGAACCTTACCCCCTCTGATATTATTGAAATAACCATATCGTCAAAATTATCTACTGCAATTCTTTCATTATTTGCAATATGTTTTTTGCCTGATATGCGTTTGCCATTCCGACTAGTGTAGCCATTTTCTAACAAATGCGTTAACCACCCATATTTTTTGTTATACACAACCCTTGAATGTTTGAGTTTTTTTCGTGTCCACCCTTTTTTGTAATTTCCTTTATCAGTTGGACTATCTGCTTTGATATCTTCAACTAATTGTTTAGTTACCATATCGGCTGCCTTGTCGGTGCTTTCTTGTATTTCTTCGCAATAGCTGTCTAGTTCCCTTGTGATTTCGTTTGAAAGTTCATCGATATCAATTGTCATCTCACACCAGCTTTCTCGGTTAAATATAATTCAATCGTATCTACATTCTTAACAAATGTACGATATACTGAATAATCTTTATCACCATATTCAACGATAATTTCATTTGAATAATCGTGTCTGCACATTGTTAGTTTAAATGTTGCTTTTATACCTTGCACACTTGCTGAGAAGAACTCTGATTGATATACAGAACTAACTGATACAAATACCTCTTTGTTTGTTTCTGACGACATTGGATTCCCAATCTCATCATAAATAATTGTGATATCTTTTAATATTGCAATATCATCGAACATTTAAATCACCTGCACTTTATAATCACCAGCTAATGCTAATGAGTTTTTAAGCATCTCATATGATTTCAAAAACTTTTCGCTGTCTGCGTTATATCCAAAATTACCTTTTACATATAGAATAACTGCCCTCGTAATTAGAGGGTCAGTGTCTTCTATAATATCAACACCTGCAAGCCGTAAATCAAACTTGCAAGCATCAATAAGTGGGATAATTTCAAATTCGTCAAACGCAGTTGTTTTTTGTCTTAATGCTGTTTTAACTTTGTTTAACATTTAATCACCTTCTAATTTAAACTATGCTTTTTTAGCGATTGTTACAAGTGAACCATTATCTACAACTTTGCCATCAGCAAGCATAATAGCTTTTGTAATCATGTCATCAGTGTCATTATCCTCATATGCTTTAATAGTCATATTATAATTAGTGTTTATTACGTAATCTTTGAAATTAAACAAAAATGCAAATACTTTACCTACGGTTAGTGTTGTTGTGAATGTGTCAAGATAGTTACATAGAACAACTGGGCGACCTAAAAGTGTTCTTTCAAGTTTTCCGTCAATTCCAAAATTCACTCTTGCAATTGGTTGTTTGTTTGTATCTGCGATAGATTGATATGCCATGAAAGTCTTTTTAGTCATAACATACACTGCATCAGTTTCATATTCAAGAGGGAGTGCAGCTTCAGCATCTATTAGCAATTGATAGTCAACTGTACTTGCTGTTAGTGCTTGTCCTACAACTGCTGTCTCTGTTAGAATACCCTTAGGTTGTCCCACACCTGAACCACTAATGATTGCTTGTTCTAGTGCTTTAGTCATTGCATCAGCAACATTCTTAATAAATGTAGCCTCAAAAACTGGTAGCGCAACAGTGTCAACATCTAGTGATACAGATACTGCACATCTCAATTTATAGCTACCAAATATGATTGATGCAGTTGTTTTCTTTTGCTTATCAGAAGTTGCACCTTCTGAAACCCAAGTAGCAATTGGTTTAACACTTGATGTTGGAATTGCTAGTCCACCCTTGTAAGATGTTTGAGTTACAAGAGGAAGAATCATACCTACTGCTTCAATTTTTTCTATAATCTTTTCTAAAATTGTTGTTGGAATTACTGAACCTACATCAGTAGTTTTTGTATTTGCATCTGCATTCATAAATTTAGATGGAATATCTCTATTGGCAAGTACGTTGTTCATAAAAGCTTTGCGATACTCAACCGTTGCGAACATATCCTCTGTGTCTGTAATAGCGTTGTTAAAATTATTCATTGTGCTGTTTCCTCCTGTAATATTTGTAATATTGGTATTTTTCTTATTGTCTTGTAGTGCTTTCAAATTTGCTTGAGCTTTACAACTTGATTCATATGTATTGTCAAGCGTTTCAACCTCCGCCATTTTTGCATTTGCTTCGTCAATTTTGCCTTCTGCGATTAGTGTATTTGCCATTTCGATAAGACCATTGCGGTCATTTAGATATTTTTCTTTCATTATTTGATTTCTCCTTTTAATTTAAGTAGGTTTAATTTCGATTGAGCCGTCTTTTGCACAAAAATATCCGCATCACTCAATTCAGAGTTTTGCGAATTATTAATTATGTTTTTAGCTTTTTCTACAACTGACGGCGGTAACATTTGATTATCATATGATGCAACTAATTTTAAATTATTGACTTCTGCAATTTTATCAATTAGCCCTTTTTCGACTGCTTCACTAGCTGTTAACCATGTTTCATTTTCCATCATAGTCAACGCTTCGTTTTCAGTCATCCCAGTTTTTGCAACATAAGCAGATGCAATTGATTTGTTAGCTTTTTTTAATATATCTGATTGCTTGTCCATGTCGTTATAGTCACCACGTGCTACGCTAGATACGTTATGTACCATCACCATAGCAGTAGATGCTATGTCACTTTTACTTGCACACATAATGACACTCGCTGCACTTGCTGCTATACCGACAACGTGCATTCTTACATCACCTTTGTATGTGCTTATGATGCTGTAAATTTCACTTCCTGCAAAGATATCACCTCCGCCACTGTTAATATAAATGTCTATACTTTGACCATTTGCAAGGTCAAGTATTTTTTGTACGTCCCTAGGGCAGGTGCTATCCATATCATAATAATCATATATATATTTTTCATCATTTGATATAATCGCACCCTTAATGTCGATTTTCATTAATTTTCACCCCCTTTCACATCTTTAATTACAGCAGTGTCTAACCGTCTAATAACAGCATTACCGCCCTCAATTGGTGTAAGGTTTAATATTGCTCTAACTTCATTTGGAGTCATCATACCCCTGTCTATGAACTGTACGAGGGCTAACTTAGTGTTCATACTCGCATATTGTAGATTGCTAGATTCAAACATAATTGAATTACCACAACCACGCTCTCGCCTTGTAAATATCTTGCGTGTATACTCTCCACTTAATTGTATTGCTAAAGGTTCAACCTCTGCTTCATAGTAAGTTATCCATTCATCCTCTGTATATTTTGATTGTATAATTTTATCATTCGTATTGAAGAATGAATAAATACGCTGTGTGGTTCTATCCATTTGTAAAGCATTAGGCACATAATCCTTAGGCTCAACTCTGATAGCTTCAGCTTTACTATCTATTGCAGCAACACCAACGCTCGAACTATTAATACTTAGATAGTTTGTAGCAAAATCTGCTGCATGTTTAGACAAATCCTCTGGTCGCAATGCGCTAGCAAACTTTAATAACCATTGAATTACTCCACTATTTTTAATAGCTTTAACTATGCCTTGGTCTGTAACATTGATTATTTCCATCAGAGGAAGTAAAGCATTTGCTGGACTCTCACCAAAAATATCATTATCATTAAAGTCTTGTCTCAAGTGAATAATGTCACTATAGATAAATGTTGATTGCTTTCCATTAGCAAAATAAAACTTCAAATACAATTCATGTTGTGCATTATATATTGCTTCACAATTAACACAAGGGATAGGGTATATTTCATATGGATAACCAAACTCATCACGAATAATTAATGCGAATGCATTATTATTTAAACATAATTGATTAGCTAATTTTTCTTGCATTATTTGTCCTGTCATATATGGGTTAGGTTCTTCTAACAAAAATCTCAAATAAACCTCAGGATTAACCTGAATATCTTTTGTGTTATCCTTTATAGTTTCTCTGATATGCTTTCCAACCAACTTACCAATTGCCTTTACCTTTGGACGAATACAAGCCCTTACAATGTCAGATTGATATAACTTACCGTTCCATGCATAAAAGGCATTGCCTCGCTCTGTCACCATATTAAAACGTGTTTGTATTTGACTTATTGTCTCATTATTCTTTTTAAATAGTCCTATTTTTCTCACCACCTTTCAAATGGGTTTCCGATAATCAAAAACCCTTTTTCAAATTAAATCATTGTAGTATAATCTCCGTATTTGTCTTGTAATACAACGTAAGCATTCAATAGTGCTGCTAATCCATCAATACGTTTGCGTGATTTGCTTGTTTTGTGCGGTTGTATATTAGCATTCTTGTCCTCTTCGATAGCTGTATTAGCTAAACACCATTTTAAAATAGGATTGTTATCATAGTTGATTATTTTCTTCTCTAAATCAGCTCCTAATTGTTTCATAGGCTGCGATAGCGTTTGTTTACCCTGTCGAACTGGTATCATACTTTCTTTACCTAATTCACCTCGCATTTCCTCAACCCAATAAGTAGCAGACCAACTGTCATAACCAATCCAAGGGATGTACACGTCATACTCGTTTTGCATTTCCATAAACCACTCAGTAACATATTTTGCGTGAACTTTGTTGCCTATACAAGTGCGCATATATCCTTGTTCAATCCAGTCATCATATGGGGTTTTATCTTCTCTAACTCTTATCTCAATTAAATCTTCAGGCAACCAAAACATACTCTTAACATAAACCTGCTCATCGTTCGGCAACATAAAAATAACACACGCTGCCGTTAAGTCGGTTGTACTACTCAAGTCTCCGCCCCCAATAGCATAGCGTGGTTTTAACTCTTGAATGTCATATGTAGCAGTGTTATTCAATTGTTCAAATGTTAGCCAAGCCTCACTAGATGTCTCACGAATATTAAACTCTTTGCAAACAAGATTTTTAACCAAAGAAGGATTGGCAATTGCTTTTTCAACTTTAGACTTTAGTTGCTCATAGTTTTTAATTGTTCCTAGTCCTGGGTTTGCTTTCTTCCAACACTTTTCATCAACCCATTCTTTCCTATTGTCTAATTCATAAATAAAAGGTATAAAATGTTCATCTTTGTAACCGTTATCATCAGAGTAACCATTGATTATGCGAGATGCTTCATCATATTTTTCATCGTATATATCTTCTCGAACAGTTCCTGCTGTTGAAGTAATAAATACAAGTGGTTGCTCTCTTGCAGATGTACCATCAGCCATGATATTAAATAGTGCCTTACCTTGTTTCCACTGGTGAATTTCATCCATCAAAACCCCATGAACATTAAGCCCATCGAGCGTATCACTATCACTTGCCAGCGGTTTAAAAACACCATCATTAAAGTCACTAACTAATTCAGCAACAAGAGGTTTAATTCTTTTAAGTAAAGCAGGTGATTTTCTAACCATTCTTTTTGATTCTTGCCAAATAATTTTGGCTTGGTCTTTTTTTGTTGCAACTGAATAAATCTCAGCACCTGCCTCACCATCTGCAACTTGTAAATATAATCCCACGCAACTAGATATTAATGACTTACCATTCTTTTTGCCTATGATAAGCATAGCTTCTCTGTATTTTCTATTACCTTCAATGTCGATAAAGCCGAATATAGTCGCCAACATTGCCTTTTCCCAAACTTCAAGAATAACAGGTTTACCACCCATTTTTCCTTTGGAGTGTCTACAATAGTTTTCGATAAATTCTATAACGTGATTTGCTCTTGAGTTGCTATAATAATAATCTCTTGTTGTATCAATTAAATCAGATACAAGCTTTTTATATGTATAATAGATTTTTAACGGAACTATTTCTTTTCCATTTTTGATATCTTCCCAATATTCCAAAATTGGGTTATAATCTAACGGATATTTAATCATGTCTATCACCTATAAACGAATTAAAGCCATCATCATTGTCATTTTTAACCTGCTCCTTTGGTAATAAGTCGGTTAGTTGCTTTATAATTTTTTGATAACTACCGTTTATTTGGTTATACAAGTCTGCCGTCAGTCTTTTGCGCTCATAAGGCTCTTGTGTTTCGCTTTGCGAGAACATTTCAACAAAACCTTTTGAGTTTAAACTTGCTTCCATCTCGTCAAGCGAAACTCGCATAAAAGATGCACGTTCAATCAAGCCAATAGCACTGTCTTTCCTATTTGGCTCTATATCTTTGTAAATCTTTTTAAGTCTTTTTATCTCGGCTTTGATATATTTTTCTTTTTGTTCTTTGCTATAAATTCCCATACAATTCACTTCCTTTCATTACCATTCTCTATTGTTGAGGGGGAGGGTCATGCAATACCTTATGTATTGTATGTATGTATAGCTACGGGAAGGTCTAAACCCTTGCCACCACTGCGTTTAGGGGGGCTATGGGCATTATCATTCCAGTATCGTCAAACATATATCTCACTTCTTCATACTCTCCCATATGTTCTCTGTTGTGACATACATGACATACATACTCTAGATTACTATGATTGAGTGTTATCTCTGCATCATTTATATTAATCTCTGATACATACGTTTTATGATGTACAATAAAGCCTAGCTCATCATGACACCTTTCACACATACCGCCATCAATTGCAATGCGTTGTTGTATAAATGATTGTCTGCACTTCTTCCATTTGGTACTGCTATAAAATGGACGTGCATAATCTTTAGCTATTCAAATCACCTCAACTTTCTTTTGTTGTATCTGTTTGCATTTATATATAACCTCTAGCGTTTATCATCAAAGAACTCATCTTGACTAACTAACTTTATTTTTTTCGGCATTTGACATTCATTAACTATCATTATCAATCTCATTAACTCATCACTATTAATTTCAATATCACCATCTCTATTTAATTGCATAAAACTATTGAAATTTCTAAATCTTTCATATAGAATTGTGCCTACATTCATCTTTTCGCATTTACTGCAGTTCTTTGTGCTAATATTCACGGTTATCCCTTTTATATTTTTATTCATAGTTATTCCTCAACTTTCTTTTTATCATCCTTATATATCATATTAATACATTCAATAATTTGCTTAGCTTTATCTTGTTTACACCTGCTCAATGACACTCTAGCACTACCTTGTTGCACAATTATTTTACAGCAAGTGGGTTTATAATAAGAGTTGTATAACCCTTCATAGAAGAATCTTAATAATGAACTCTCTGCATCAACACTATCAACCAATCTATATGTAATACCTTCTCCACTGCACTCATTATACAACCTTTGAAGTGTCTTATTGCTATGCTTGTTAAGTCTTAAACTTGACTGATGTTCCTTGATTCGCTCCTCATATGTGCGTGTTGTTTCACCTATGTAAAGACATTTATTATCTTTGAAAATCCCATAGATATTAATCAACTTTTATATCACCTTCCTTATTTTTCTTCAATACAATCATCACATGACTTTTGAATTTGCTCACAGAGCTTCTCAAACTGAATCATAAGTTCTTCTATTTCAATATTTTTTAATTTATTGCGACAATATAATTCATCCAATTCTTCTTGCTCTAATATCTTAACTGCGTTGACTTTTTTCTTCTTTTTGCACTTCTTAAAATACTCTTTAACAGTTTCAATCACAAATATTAATACTAATACGTCAATAACTACAACAGCTAAAATACCAATCAAAAGACAAACTACCCCAAACATAATACTTAAAATATCTATCATTATGACACCTCTTTCAAATTTTCATTCAAATAGTAAACTTTAAAGCACATATGATTGTCTAAAATATATTGCAACGGAACTAAAAATCCACTTCCCCAACACTCGTCTTTTGTGTTCCAGAATTTACGGTTTGTAAATGTATTAGCAACAGGTTGTAATTTACTCCAATCAATCATATAAATAATTCTTTTTACATCGTCGAAATATCCCAAGACATCACATAAGCAGTAGTGATACCAGCTATTTTTCGTTCCAGTTTTGCGATACATCAAATTCTCAACAAAAACATTATTACTGCGATTAATTACCGAATCCGATTTAATTTCCAATTTATATGTATTATCAATATTTGGATTAGTTATAAGTAGGTCAACATCGATTGTGCGATGATATGGACTATCTGATACGTCCTCAACTATAAATCCCTTTGATTGTAAGAAACTACCGATTTCTGCTTCTGCTCTTTTCCCATGTTCTAAACAGCTTTGAAACTTTTCTGTTTTATTCATTTTAACCCTCTTTCTATTTCTTTAAATTCTCTTTAAAATTCTTTTGTTTTTTTATAAATATGTGTTGACAATACCGTTCATTGATGGTATGATATAATTGGATATTATACGCCTACAAACTAAAAAAATAAAAATATAATAAGGGTATATATATTCAACATATACCCTTTGTTTAAGTATTATTTAATTGTCTAAGTGAAACTGTTTAACTTAAACTATTGGACTAACTATTCTTGTGTACTCCCTATATTTAACTTAGTCAGCTCGACATTTTGTGCAATATTAACAATGACAATCGTTAATCATATCAGCACAGGATTCATTGACCCATTCCATGAATTTCTTTTCTAACCATTTTTGCCCCTTAGGAGTTACTAATGTTTTTTTATCCTCAACTATAAAATAACCTCTTCTTATATATGGTGAATAAGGAGTTTCATCTTCTTTTAATATATCCCATATTTGCAAGCTATCTATTATGTCACAATAACGTGTAAGGTCTACATAATCTTCTCCAACATTGCCTAAATTCATTTTGTCATTCACTAAATCAATAGTTTTTTCTATTGTTAAATTTTTATTATTCATCATTGTCATCCTTTCAATTGTCAAATAATATTAATTATACTTTGAGGAAGTTGAGGTACGAAACTGACGAAACATAGTTACTTCTGACAGCTTGCTGGCAAAGTTACTATGCGTTCTCTTCTCTTTGATACTGTTATGTGATTAAGATAACGGAGCAGGATATCGTACATTTGCGAATGTACTCTTTCGTCGGTTGCGACCTCCTCAACTTCTATTTTATTATTTGAATACTATTACTTTCAGGTATCACTATTTAAGATTTTGTCTATATAACAAATTATTGATTTCTGATACTTTTATTTACTTAATTAATAATTTTCCTACCCCCCAATTTGGGTGTTTCCTATATATAGGAGTTGCTCAAAAAGGGTGGTAGAGAACTGTTATATACATAATTTTTCAACTCTCCAAGCATTTTTAAAATTCTTCTTATTTCCATCAATTATTTTACTTGTTGTAAATTCAACTATTCTAAATGGTATTTCTCTTTCCTCTAAAGCACCATTTAAATTATTCAATCTCTTTAACTGTTTACTATTAGATTTTACATCAATCATATCAATTAATTCTTGTCTGTCTTTTACTTGTAACATAATATCACCAACAATAGAATCTAAATATGTAATTAAGTCATCAGCTTTTTCTTCTGTTTCAAGTAGAATAAATTTATCCTCATTAATATTTAATGCAATACTAATGACATGTTTATAAGTTACAATTTCATATTTTTTCTCTTTTGATAATATACTTTCATACATTTTATTATCAGCTTGTAACTTAGTTAGCATACATTTATTAACAACTTTATGTATTTGACCATCTATTCCAACAATATCATCTACAACTCTACTGTCATATAAATTAGTTTTATAATTTCTATTTGTATATTCAATTTCTCCATGTTTCTTTAAAAATTCAGCATTATTTATTGAGTTGACAATTTTTCTTCTAAATCCATTAAGCCTTTTTTTGTCACTCCAATCGTAGAAATATAAAGAAACTGTTTCATTTTCTCCAATTCTTTTTCTCCCCAAACATTGAATAAATTCATCTCTATCAAATATATCTATTATAATATGCTTAACTGGAATACCTTCATTAATGTTTATACCATTATCAAGTACCGTGGTGGTGCATAATAAGTGATTATTAAAGCATCCATGGTTAATAATATTATTCAGTTCATCAGTTGCTATATATTTATTGTACTGTGAATTGAACTCTGAACATATAAAAGAACCTTTAAATTTCTTAGCTGTTTCATATGCTCTTTGGGCTGTACTGAATAATATTATTTGTTCATCATTTGGAATGTCTGCAATTATGCTATCTATGCTATCATAGTTATTAAATGCAACTATTTTATTTATATAATCATAGTTAGTTTTTAAATTATATGTATAGTTGATATGACAATCATTATTATTAAAGTACCATGACAACAATCTAGGTGTGGCGGTCATTAATATTTTAATAATTGATTTATTATTCATTAATGTATCGAAAAATAAATCAGTTTTTCCATTAAAGCCTGAATCGCTGAAGAAGTAATGCCCTTCATCGCAAACTACATAATCAAAATAATCTAAACATAAAGTATTGTTAAGTATCAGTATTTCGATTTCTTGATAATTCATTACTAAAATGTTGTCACTATTACCAATATCTTTAATTATTTGTGCCTTCAATATATTCCTATTTGTTAGATATAATATATACTTCCCTTCGTGTTTACAATATGTAGATAATTCATTTTTAACAAAAGTTGATTTTCCTGTTCCTGTTCCAGCGGTAATTAATATTATATCCCCCTTTACCCATGAAAAATATTTTTTACCTATAACATTTGTAACAAATTGTTTTGTCATATAATTTTCCCCTTTTATTTATACCCTTGTTTTAATTCAACTAATTTTTCGATTGAATCCTGTAATACTTCTGAGTTTTCAAATATATATCTTACGCCTCCATTATCTTCATTGAATTTATAGAACTTAAATCCTATGAAAGATAAAGCATAAGCTAGATATTTACTGTTGATTTTATAATATTTTATATCTGAATCTACCAAAATTATATTCCTTCTTTCTAATTCTTATTTCATATTAGCTTTTAACATCAAGACTTCTATCTCTCGTGTGGTATTCATTTAGCTTTTTAAGTAGAGCATCCGACCTCTCAAATAAAAACACACTGAAATTAGGGTTATCCCTATCTTGCATTGTTGTTACAATTGAGAAGCCATTCTGTACCAACCAGTTTGCGATTCTAAGTGTGCGGATAATATACATTATTTATCTTCCTCATTTTCCTTGATTTTAGTTCTTTATTCTCTTTAGTTAGTTTTTTATTTTGCATACTAATATAAATTATGTAGAACGCAATAAAGGCTGTAGATGCTAGTGTAAGTATACTTTTAATCATTGTTTCAATTCCTCATTCTTTCATTTTATAAAATATGGATGCAAGTTACTATTACAGTTTTACCTACACCCATATGTTTTATTTGGTTATTTTTTTGGGGGGTGTTCAAAAATGAACGGGGTTGTTAGATTGAACTTACATAAAAGGGGTATACTCAAAGTGAGACACCCCTATATATTTTTATTTACCGTATCCACAACTGGTCACACGTGGATTTTAAGGTTAGCTTGTTTTTTTAAGTGCATGACCTAATTTCTGCCCATAACTTCTATTATTAATTTCATTGATATCCTTCAAGATTTGCTCCCTGATTTCAATAATATTTTCACGCTCAGATTTATATCCTTTTGCTTTTTTTATGTATAAATTATCTTCTCTATTTTGGAGTGCATCCAATATCTGATTTAATCTAGTTATCCTTTTTGGAACGTCCATTGACTTACGAGAATAAGTAGTAAATCTATCATAAACTTTTTGAATATCTTGACTATCTGTAAATGTAGTTCCAACTCTTTGAGCAGTAGAAAATTTAATCTCTGCATAATCTTCTTCAGATAATATACCTTTGGAATTCATGGTTGTTTCAATATCTCTAAGCTGCTGTTCTATGAGATTAAACTTTGCTATGTAATCTATTTTGAACTTCATTGCCTTTGAGCCAGTAAAACCCATTGCCAATAAAGAAAATCCATCACGAGTAAGTTTATATTCTTTTCTCATTTCGCCTTTACTATCTTTATATTCTGATAATAAAAACCAACGGGTCGATTTTTCGGCTGGTTCAATTTCTGCAATTATGCTATTAATTTTTTCTAAAATGTGTTTATGCTCTTTTTCAAAGTTCTTTGCTATTTGTCTGCTTGTTGCGAATACATTTCCGTTTTCTGTGAATAGTCTAATTTCTTTAATCATGTGTTTCCAACTTTCTATAATTCATTTTTGTTTATACGAATGATTAAGCATATTAAATACACTTATAGCAATATCGACGTTAGTGTCGATGCTCCTGTAAATATAATTGAATTGCTTTAAGTAGTATCGTACCACCCACCATTAAGCAGGTGTTACTACACTACTAAGCGTATTGACTTATCGTCCCACGCCCTTAGAAATCACTATAATATTTTCTAGTCAGTAATTAAACTGTTTTGTAATCCAAGTCAGCAATTAAGCTGAAATTATCCCATTCAGTATCTTTTTTCCACTCATCATCTTTAGAAATTGATGGATTAACAGGTGTTGTGACTTTAATTTTTTGATAATTAGACTTAATCAATTCTGATAATGAGATATTGATATTTTGTGCTAATGTTGTCATATCCTCAACTCCATCTCTTTTTAATTAAAAAATAACTGTGGACATCACCACTCACTTGTGATAAAATTGACACATAATCAAAAGGTGTTAGTTTGTCAACTTGTCCAGCCTAAAAAAATGTATATGCGACTTGATATAAATGTGCAAAAAAGTGTTGACAAGTGTATTTTGGTATGATATACTGTTGACATATGTAATCGTATAATTGAATAAAAAATATATACAAAAATGCAATTGGTGAGATTTCTCTTACTGGTTGCATTTTCGTATATTACAGAGTGCATTTACTAAGCCTGTTTGTTACGTTTCAATCAACAATCAATTTGACGTCAATTTTGTTTTTCACTCTATACTATATAGCGAACTTTAGCAAAGTCTGTAGATGCCCATGTTTACTAGCTTTGTTTCCATTATTTGATTTTAAAATTGTACATTTTTGGATACTTATTTACCTTTTTTAAACGATTTTAGAAATAATTCTTCGTGATATTCATATAATTTCGCCAATACATTCATTTTGTAATCTGTTAAAGCATTTTCTTTCAATGTAAAGTGAATAACATTTGTCATAACATCATTTGTTATTTTGTATTTTTTTATATCAGCTTTACATATTTTTGATTCATTATCTAATTCTAAAAATCTATCAGCAACATCATCTTCGGATAATGACTTTATACTTGCATAATAATCATATATCCCACCCATTTTTTCTGACATGATTTTAACACTGTCTAATATTTTCTCTCTTTTAACTCTTATTACTCTACTAGATTTTGCTTCTTTTTTAAGTACATAGCTGTCTATATTTTTGCTATCATCTTTGCTGTTAACACTTATTCTACTAACTTGTTCCTTTGCTCTTGATATACCATTAGTTAAAAGCTTGTCCAAGTAATCCATGGGACAATCAAGAAATACAAGATTATCTTTGTTAATATTGGCTTGTTTTTTTGCAATGTTATATTTATGTTTTGGTTTTTCCTTTGGTAAATCTTCTACAAGTCTGCTAATCTCATTTGATACATCAATGCTATACATCTTCTTAGCTAAATCGATGCATACGCAAGAAAGTATGGTGGCACAATCTATTTTCTTCAATAAGCTTTCTATCTTCTTAGCATCTTCATTATTATTAATAGCATTCCAGTAATATGACATTGCTAATGCACCATTATTAATACAATTTTGAATATATAGCTGTGACGCTGCTAATCTGTTATCTATGATAGCTTTATTTGTGTTATTGTTAGTGTAAAAAGTTTTATCACCATCTACTTTATTTATACATGGCTTGTACAAATTAACTGTTTCTTTTGCTTTTTTCAACCATGTTGGATGGTCAAATATTACAGCTGAGTCTGAGTCGAAATCTGCGGACGATAAAGTTTCTAGGCATGGATTATTTACAGAATTGAGACAAACAACTTGATTTTTTAAGTTAAAATATTTGTCAATATCAGCTACATACTTATTTGTCACTACGAGAGCATTCGATGGTGAAGTTGTTGGGTTGCGAAATGCAACGTATTCTCTATCAACATCATGTAAAGTAGTGTAAACCTCATTACCAACAAGTGGAGAAACAAATGTTGCTTTATCATATTGTCCTATTGCATGATAGAGGAACTCAATCCCGTTTCCGAACAAAGTTGCATAATCACCTAAATTTCTTAATTTTCCACGTTTACACTGTTTGATATATTTATAAATATCTTTACTTCTATAGTCACTGAAAAATTCTGTATGGATTATGTTTGGATTATGTTCTGCTAATGCTACCAACATACTATTTGCGTTGATTTTATTGCTTGTTTTTGTAAGATACTTCAGATATTCAATATCATTATTTTTTAATTTTGTGATATATTGCAATTCATATTGTGCCAATTCTTTTACATCAGTCTCCGAGAAGTTTAGGCATCCGACCATCTGATATGAGCTTTTTTGAATTATCTCATTTTCATTATCACAGCACTTTGATTTCTTGTCATGTTTGCAGCACCCCCAAATATTTTCATCTTCTTCTACCTTTGACTTCCAATAATCAAACATTTCTTTTTCAGTCATTTCAAAATAGTCACAATATTTTAATATTTTTAAGCTAGTCGGACACATAATCATACGCACGTCTTTAGCATAAATAGAACAAAATTTATTTGTAATTATCCAATCGTCATATTCAATATCTTTGGGGCAATGGTCTTGCAGGAATAATTGTATATTTGTGTTGAAACTAGCCGTTTTTGTGTAGTGTGACCTTAATAAAATAAAGCTATGTTGTGTGCCATCCTCATTAGTACCCATGATACTTGTATCAATTAAACTCTCGCCATCAAACAGGCTACTTGAACAAATGTAGTCCTTAACAAAAACACTCTCTAATAGTGAAGTGTCTTTATTTTTTTGTATTAGGTTTATATCCCACTTATAAAAATCTGTTATATCATCTACAAGTAAAATATTATTAGGATTAATTACTATTGTATCTTCTATGGCACTACCAGTCAAAGCTTCATAAGCTAATTTTGCACAAAGGTCGAATGGTTTAAATGTTGTTACAATTTTATTGCTAACTTTACTTTTTTTAATTGTATTGTATGGTAATAAAATATATTTTGGTTTTATGAATTTAGCTTTTTCGTAATGTTTTTGGTATATAATTTCTTTTGTCTCTGTGTTAGTTTTTATAATATTAAAACCTTTTTTATCATGCCTGTTAAAATCAAGCCCCATGTTACACCATTCATTCATATCATTATAAAGGCTTTCTTTTATGTAGAGTACCTTTGATTGTCTGCTCTTGCTGGCACTACGTTGGAACTCTACATATTTAACTTGACTTAATACTTCGCCTGTTTCTTTATCAATAGATGTTATTGTAAAGCCATTATTATATAGCCATGTCCGCATAGTATCGCATGACTGTTCTTGATGTTCAACAGGAAGCAATGGTTTATTAAGTTCAATGTCAATTACTTTTTGTAGTTCTATTATTCTATTCTCAAAATATTCCTTGCTTTTTGATTTAGGTTTTTGAAGCTCTTGTGCATTTGGTCTAAACTTTAACTCTTCAATTTTTTTGAGATTAGATTCTATTAAATCTGTATTCCTATGTTCTTTAATTATTGGCTCTAGTTCTGCTATTTTATTTGTATAATATGTTATTAATTTCTCGCCATCATCAATCTTTTTGATAATATATTTTTTCTCTTTTTCTGTCTTTTTTGTCTTTATCAGTTCACGATTTACCTCAAGAGTTTTTTTTTCTTTTTTTAACTTCTTTTTAGCATCTGCATATTTCAAATTAGCACTCTTATACTTTTTAGAGAACTTTACATTAATGACATCATCAGTTATCTTTTGGTTATGTCTATCACATCCAATTGTAAAGCCATCTAAGGTGGTTAAGTGTAGTAGTTGTAATGACATAGGTAGTGTTCCAGTACGCTTGCTATATAGTATAGAATTAGTATAAAGGTGTTTCATAATATCCGCACCCTCAATATTTTTAATGTAAATATTAGGATTGGTGTTTTTAATGTCAAATTCTTTTTTGTTAATATCTTTACTCATTTATTTCCTACTTTCTTTATATTTAATTTATATTTAATTTAAATTCTTTTATTATTTCATCATATATTGGTTTAACAAATTTTAAAAATTCCTCATTTGTTCCAAACTCTTTACTTCCAATGAATCTCAACATAAAATGAATTAAATCACGTTCGTTTTTAATTTCAGTATATTTATCAGTTAGGTTATATTTGTTAATTAAAGCTGTTGCGTTGTCATTGATGTACATAAAATTATCATAGAGCAATTGTTCATTATCATCTAGTTTTTCATATGCACCAGCATCATATAATTTGCATAACGCATGAAATGAAGCATTATCGTCATTATTTTTAAGATAAGCTACAAATAAAATGTAATGAAGTACCTCATGTTTAATAGTAGAATATATATTCTCATCTAAATCATCTATGTAATCACGGTTTTCTCCGTTACAATGATAGATGTTTATTATATATTGTTGTACTTTTTCTAATTGTCTTAATTCACCAAGTACTAAGTCCTCACATAAGTCCTCACATTCTTCATTCGGTTTATAATACTCTTGATAAAATCTAATTGGCAATATTTCTGTGTTAACCAACAATTTAAAATGATTTACTACTTCATAAAAAAATTTTTCTGCATATTTAGTATACTGTTCAATTTTCAAATATGGTTCTATTTCAATTTCCTGTATGCGTTTGTATCTGTTAATCATATTTTTATTTATGATATCTAACATTTTATAAACATCATCTTCGGTTTGAATTATATAGCAATCTGAATCTGTAAATTTATCATCAAACACTATATATTTTTCATCAAAATCACTTAAAATTGCAAAGTCATATGTACAGCACGTGCTACATTTACAAGCTTTACAATCATCATCACAAGTATCAAAATCATCACCAATTGCATCGCAATAGTATTTTTTATAATTATGGATTAACTTGTATTCTGGAAATGGTGCTATGATTATTTCAACAATATTTTCAACTTGTTTTTTCAACGAATTAATATTATTACTCATTTACTTCCTTCTTTCTGACTTAAAAATTCTTATATATTTTAATTCACATCTAATTCAATATGATGAATAGGCGGAGCTTGTCCGCCCAAACATCAAATAAGTACGGTTTTATTTTGATTCTACTGCTTTGCAAATCCTTTGTTGAATAATTCTATTAACTGTATAAGCAACAGTTTGTAGGGAGTATATTTTTTGCTCATCACATATTTTCACTGCTTCATCCCATATATCATTATTGGCAATATCTTGTCCTAGTTGTAAACCAGTAGGTGTTAATACTAATAAATCTGGATTTTTCCCTGTAAGCATTCTATTAGTACCCATATATTTAATTAAATCATCGACAAAATGTTTATCTTTACCCAATTCTTCTTTTATAAAATTTATATATACACTTTCAAATGGGTTTTCCCTATTTACCATATACACAAGCACCTTGCGAATGTCTCCTGTTATTTCTTTAAAATTATTAATATTTAATTCCATATTGTTTCTCCTTTTCTGTCTAGAGGTTTAGTTGCATATATTAATTTAAACTTGTTCACACTACAGTTGACATTAAGTTTCAAGTTGTGTTACAATAAGTACATCAGATTCATGTCAACGAGTTTTGACAAATATAAATTGACTATATGCAGCAACGTATGATTCGATTTTCAAGATTCCGACTCTCCCTCACCGTGAAGGATAGCAATGCTAAACATCAAACAAGTACCAATTGTAAGATGTTTTAAAAACTTTTGCACTTTATCTTTTTAGATAAGGTGTTTTTTATTTGCCCTGTAAAATGTTTTGTACTTGCGTGATACTGAACAGTCGGCACACATCACCTCTGGATTTAGAGCCTCTTTCGTTTGGGTAAGAAGATACAATACTTAATTCGTTTGCTTGAATCATCTTGTTTAATTTATAATTAGTAATTTTGAGGATTGATTTAGTTTCATATGATGTATAACAAATATCTTCTTTAAAGTAATCAACTACAGATATAGCATTTTCTCCATTAATATGTTTTAAAAATTCAGCGACTACTTCCTCTTTTAAGGTGGATTTTTTTAAACTAACATCCCAATTATTTTTCATGTACTCAATCAGTTTGTCCTTATTGACATGACTAACCTTATTGTTTATTGCTTCAATATGCATACTCATTTTAATTCCCTTCTTTCTTTTATTCCTTATGTTTATAATAATTATTACTCTTTTTTAATGTTCAATCAAATGCATCACCCCTTTCAAATGTATAATAATAATATTATTCCTCTGTATCTTTGCCATTCATAACGCATAGATAATTATATAATTCAATTACATTATGATATTTTCCCACTATAGCCTCGGCAAATTCCGTAACAGTAAAAGAAAGATATTCTAAAGTATTCGTTCTATATTGTTCCTTTGTTATATCATCGTATTTCACTCCTTGCAAGGCATTCATGTAAGTTTCAATTTCCGTAAAAGCGTTATACATCAAAATCCTCATCGTGTTTTGATAAATTTCAGTAAAAGCTGGATTATCCCTCATCATTTGAACATCTATAATTTCTTCATCAAATTCCCCTTCTAGTTTTGTTCTTTTTTCTCTCAGAGCAGTTTCAAAAGACTTAAGGTAGTGTTTTCCACGTACGTCTGCCATTTCCGTTTCTGTTAACTCTTTTTGAAAGTATTCCTTCGGAAGCTCAAATATTTTTGATAAAATAGGAATATATTTTTTGGTTATTTTGCGTTGCTCTGTTTCCCATTGATGGACATTCTGTCTTGCTACATTTACCTTTTCTGCAACATCTGACTTGGAAAATCCATATGCACTTCTTATAAACTCTAATCCAATCATTATTCAAACCCCTTGTATTCATTTGGAATACACTTATTATATAATAGTTGTATTCATTTGTCAACACTTTTATAAAAAATATTTTAATATTATTTTTTCATCGTAATAGAATTACCATAGGGAGTAATTAAAATGCAAGTAATTATTGACATAATGAAATGTATTTGTTACTATTAAGATAAGGGGAAGTTATCCCCCTATCTATTAACTTTTAATTTCTTTATATAGAAGTATTAAAGTTATTAGTAAATTTATAAAAGCAGTTATAAGTGTTATTTGCTTGTCGGCGATATTCTTATGACTGCTTTTCTTTTTACGTTTTGAACATTTTTTACTGTTGCAAGTTTAGCAATTTCTTTAGCTTGTTTTCATAATATTAGTGTGTTTTTTAATATATATTGCTATATTTAGTCGTATATGTTATTATGTATATATTACAAAATAAGGAGTGACATAAATGAAAAAATTCTCATCAATTTTGCTAACTTTATCATTAATATTAAGTTTGGTTGGATGTACCATACCAAGTGATGTCTCTAAAATCACTAGTAGTACAATTTCTCAAGCTACATCTTCAAACACATCAATATCAGAATCAAGTAAAGAAGTCCAAAAAGAAACAAGCACACCTGATAATAAAGAAACCAATGCTCCTGCCGTGCCAATCACAGGCAACATGAAAGTACATTTCCTTGATGTAGGACAAGGTGATTCTATATTTATCGAACTACCAAATAAGGAAACTATGTTAATAGATGCTGGTAATAATGCCGATGGAAATGGTGTTGTAAGTTATATAAAAAACAAAGGTTATAAGTCAATTACTTATCTAGTGGCAAGTCATCCACATAGTGACCATATAGGCGGTATGACAACTGTAGTGCAAGGTTTAAACATTAAGGCAATCTATATGCCAAAGGCAACACACACAACTAAAACATATGAGGATTTGCTTACAACAATACAGAATAAAGGATTAAAAATTAAGACTGCCAAAGCTGGAGTAAGTATTATTAATTCAAGTGATTTAAAACTTGATATTGTGGCACCTAACAGTGATTCATATGAAAACTTAAACGATTATTCAGCAGTTTTAAAATTATCTTACAAGGAAAAATCATTCTTATTTACAGGAGATGCAGAAACGATTTCTTTGAATGAAATTAAATCAAATATAAAAGCTGATGTTTTGAAAGTAGGTCATCATGGAAGTTCAACATCTACTTCATATACTTTTTTAAGCAAGGTATCTCCAAAATATGCAGTAATCAGTGTTGAAAAAGGGAATAGTTATGGGCATCCAACTGATGCTACATTGAACAAACTGAAAAGTGCAAGTATACAAGTATATAGAACAGATGAAGTAGGGACAGTTATAGTTACTACCGATGGTTCTAAAATTACAGTAGATAAAAAAGCTAGTACGATAAAAGAAAAAGAAAATGCTCCACCTAAACCAGCTCCACCATCTTCAACAATTACAAGTTCTACTGGTGGAAAAGATTACGATGATACACCAATTACTAGTCAAGGTTATATCGGAAACATTAATACTAAAAAATTTCACTTACCCTCATGTAGCTATTTGCCAGCAACGGATAATCAAGTTGTATTGAAGAGTAGGGAAGAAGCAATTAGCAAAAGCTATAATCCTTGTGGGCGTTGTCATCCATAAGTGGAGGGAATATGAAAATTACAATTGATAGGTTTGAAGGAGAGTTTGTAGTAGTAGAAATAGAATTTAATAGAATAGCAAATATGCCAAAATGCTTATTACCAAGTGATGCTCTTGAAGGTGATGTTATCTCTATTGAAATTGATAGAGGGGAAACTGAAAAGAGAGTAAACAATATTAAAAGGCTTGAAAATAATCTCTTTGAGGATTAATAAATAATAAAATAAGGAGTGTTGAAATTGGGACAATGCACTATTACAATTGGTATAAATTTAAATGATAAACAAGAAAAGATGATTGATTCAATCATGGAAAAACTCAATGGCGATTTTAACTTTTTACACAGCGACATACTTAAACATATTGCACTTAATAACTTTTATTATGAATTTACTGATGAAAAAAGAAAGTCATATGATGACCTTATTGAGCCTATTTATCAGAGTATTATTGATTTTGAAACAAGCTACATATAACATTTAATAGAGGACGGATTATAATGGATAGGAAAATATATTTAGAACATGAATTTCATGCTTATAGCAGCAATTGTGGTTTAATTAGAATGCTTGTACAAATTTCAAAAGAAATTGATTTTGATTATGAACAAATTTTAATAACACGTAATTATATAGACAATGAATATCTTAATGAGTCAAATATTGATTGGTGTTTAGGACGTGCACTTGATGACAAACAACATGTGTGCAGATGTGATACTACAATTAATGTTGAGATTAATCGCAGTGGTGAAATATCAGGAAATATAAGATTTAAAGGTGGAACAAGAGATGATATATATTTCATTATCGACAGCAAGATAATATAATATAGGAAATAATAAAAGTAATACCCCACCTAAAATAAATCAAGCAGGGTATTTTTTTGTTCTTATTTAGTTTCTTCTAAATATTCAATTACATATTCATGTTTGTTCTCATCAACGAGAACCATCTTTAAGTTTAACACATTACATATTTGAACTAACTCTTGAGCTGAAAAATTATCTCTTTTCATTTTATTAGATATATTTTGTCTAGTAGTATCAAGTCTTATTGCAAGTTCAATTTGGGTGATATCTAAATCGCTAAGTCTTTTCTTTATTGCCTCAGATGCAGACATTATAAATTCCTCCCTTCATTCATCTATATAAGTATATCGTTTTATTGTAAACTAGTCAATGTACAATGTACACAAATTAGTGTACAGAAGTTTGGCGACTTTGCATATAGCTATTGTACACTAATTAGTGTACAATATAATCAATGGTTGAACACACAAACCAATCATCAATATAAGGTTGAGGTAGTTACCTTCAAAACTGCCAATTGAAAAGGAAGTATAAAATTATGAAAACAACTACAAAAAATTATGAGACTATCAAAGGGTTAGCAATTGCACTAAAAAAAGAAGAAAACATTTCAACTGGTTTTTCGTTGATTAAGACAAGTGAGAAAAATATTGTTTTTGGTCAAATGACATTCAACCATATCAAACACAACACAAACCACAACTGGTTGGAATTGTCCTATAAGCTTGATAACGATGTGTGTATTAATGCAATGATTATTTCAAATTTTGTGAGTGCTACTAAAACAATTACTACAACTATTATTCCAGAGTCTGATTGTGGAGATAAAACTACCATTCAAAATATTGAGTATACTATTTATTTGAAAGATACAGATGAAACGGTAAAACTTAAGACGTCAAAACAAATTTAACATTTATCCAGCTATTACATATTCACATTTTAAAAGGGGTGAAAACTAATGACAATAGAACAAGCAAGAGTCAACATGGTTATGAATACAGCCAAACTTACAAGATTGTTGCACATATCAAGAGCAACATTATTCCATTGTAAAATATATGACAGCTTAACCAATGGCACATATAAAGCTACATTGATACATGACAGTACACCAGTTTTGAAAGTGAGAATTGAAGATATAAACGATAAAAATTGCGTTATGGAATGCACAAAATTATAATAAAAATTAAGGTACTTGCTATATAGTTGAGTACCTTTTTTGTTGTTATTATACGCTACCATCACGCCTTGTACAAGCTTGTTTTAGGTATATAACTATAGTGGCATAATTACATTAGCTTGCGTGTAGTGTACTAGTATATAGGTTGCAGAGTGCGTGGTGGCATTGTGTAGCGATACAAATAGATATGAGTACAACTTCTATATTCTACTATAAAAATCATACTCATATCGGTTTATATTCTATTTAGTTTATTTTGTTTTAAATTTATTTTGTTTTGGTTTAAAGTCTTCTAGTGGATTAAATTCATCAACAATATTCACCAAGTCGGTTATATTAAATTGATAGTAATTATTTAGAATATTAAAATTAGAATGTCCTGTTATTCGTTTTAAAAGCACAGGTGACATACCTTTCCGCACACTCAATGTAATAAATGTATGTCTAAACAGATGCAGACTATACTTATTAACTCCACGCTTTTTACAATGTTTTGTTATACTCGTCTGAAGTGTGCTTCGCTGCATCGGTTCGCCATAGATGTTACAAAACAGTGCTTCAATATTTATACCTTTCCTTTTGTTCAAATACTCAAATAGGATTATATTTAAAGAAGTTGGAATTGGAATTAATCGTGGCTTTCTGTTTTTAGTGTGTCTTAAACTGAGAACTCCGCCATCTAAATCAATATCTTGTATTTGCAATTCTCTTAACTCTGTTGCTCTGATTCCAGTAGCAAGTAGCATATTAACAATTACCCAGCTCCGAAATTCTGCAAATGATGATGTGTCTGGTCTTTTCAAAATTGCTGTTAGTTCTTCATTTGTATAAATCTCTTTGATATGGTCTTGCTCAACTAAATGTGTAAATGCTATTTCATCTTTAATATAACCTTTTAAAGTTCCATATTTGATTATTGGTGATACTTTAAACTGATAAGAATTTACCGTTTGTGGTTTTTGTAATCTGTCTTTAAGATACAGAATATACTCATTAATTAAGTCTTGTGTTACGTTTGAACATTTTAAGTCTTTATTTGCCCATGCACAAAATTGCTTGTGTGCATAAGCATAACCTTCGATTGTAACATCTGCTAGATTCTTTAATTTACATTCTTGTTGATACAATAAAAATAAATCATTGTAACTAATGTCTGTCATTTTACTCATTTGTAAACTCTTGCGTCTTTTAATGATTGGCTCTGATATGTCTTTTCCCATTCTAATGACACCTCTTTCTAATAAAAATAGATGGTTATGATGTCCCACTTTACGCAGAAAACCAAAACCATCTATTACCAATAATTTGTGCAA